AATATTGTCACCGATATGTCCATTATTATCACCGATATGTCCATTATTATCACCGATATGTCCATTATTTATTTGCTGAGTGTTGGAAGTAGATGGTACCAATCTGGATTCTAAATCTTTAATTTTATCTTCTAATTCCTCTTTTAATTTATTAGTTTCTTCTTTTAATTTTATTTCATTTTCAATTTGTTCTTTTAATTTTTCCTCATATTCTAATTTTAATAGGTCATATTTAGTATTTAAAAATTCATCCATTATTTGGTGTTGTTTTATAATTTTACATCTGTTTTTTTTATGACGATAATAATTTGTTTTTCGTGTAAATTCAGTCTTACAATATTCACAAATAATTTTACCAGTCTGTGATAAATTAATGGATCCTTGTTGGTACAAAACTGATCCGAAACTGGATCCTAGTACTGGAATAATCGGATCTTTTTTGGATTCATACACTGTAATAAATGCATTCTCATAATTATCATACTCAGTTATGATAATATTTGGAGAAATATTTAAATAATTTGGTTCACACTGAACATTCCTTCTTAGATGTTTATTTAAATTTGTTTTAGTTGAATAAGATTTTCCACAACGGAAACAGTATTTCATTGTTATATATATTATATATAAATTTATTTTTTTATCTAATACGTAAAAATATTCTAAATAACATTCCAAGAGATCCATTTTGGAATATTCCACTATGGAATATAAAAACCGCGCGCGGGGAAAATAATTATAAAAATATTTGTAGAAAATTTTGAAGTGAAATTTATAAAATCAAGCATAAAAAATCTGAGAAGAATTTTTTTTACAAAAAATTTTTTCCCCAATATTTCATGAAATTTTTAGGAGCCGGAATTTTACAACACGGGAAAAATTATTCCTTATGACTGAATATGATATTAAAAAATGTATAAATATGCTATTAATGTCACTTTCAATCATTAATTTTCCCACTGAGAATTGGAATATTCAATTTGTTACTGGAAAATAAATTTATAATATTTTTATTTATTTATTTAGATAATAAAAATATTAATTATTGTTTGATAATGTCACTTTCAATCATTAATTAATTGTAAATATTTAGAAAAAGGACTTAAAGAGATTTTCAATAGAGTCATTCAATAAATATTGAATGAGTGATAATATAGTAATGTATATAGTATTAAATACTGAATTGAATATGAGTAGAGGTAAAATTGCCAGTCAATCAGCACATGCTGCTTGCGATGTGGTTGAATATTTGGTAAAAAATCCGAATCCTTTATATTATAGATGGAAAAAAGATGGACAAGCTAAAATTGTTTTGAAAGGAAATACCAAACAGATGGAAGAAATGGAGGATATATTCAATGATCGTAGTAAAAATATTTGGTGTAGTAGTATTAGAGATGTGGGAAAGACGGAAGTTAATGAAGGATCGTTGACGGCTGTTGCGTTTAGTCCAAATAAGAAGAAAGATATACCGGAAATAATAAAAAAATTAAAATTATTGTGATAAAAATATTGTATATAAATATATGGAAAAATTTATCAAACAGAATTGGTTATGGATTATGATTATTTTTACATTGTTTGTTATGTTTGGAACAATTCGCGTTAAAATTGAAACATTTAATAATCAAGATAATCCATGGTCCACATGTCCAAAAACACAAAATTGTAGTAAAGGACCTATTACACATCAAACTGATAAAATAGCTTTAGAGATAGAAAAAGAACAGTATCTTAAAAAGATAGAAGAATTAAAAAAATATATTGCTAAATATGAGGCAGAAATAGCTGTTATATCCAGTACAGGTACCGATAATATGGGATTAAATATTGAATTGAAAAATAGGATAGAACAATTAAATCGTGAAATTAAAAAATACAAAGATCAGATAAGTGAATTAGATAATCTTGTGAAGACAAAAAAAGATATTATAAATAATTTAGAAAAACTGTATAAAAAAACAGATAAAGAACGTAAAGATGCTTTAGATCAAGCTAAATTATGTAAAACAGCTGATATGAATTTAGATAAAAAATATCAAAAAGTTGTAAAAGAAAATACTAACATTAAAAATCAATTAAAACAACCTGTCTATGCACGATTATCGAATCATAAATACGGAAAATATTCCGTGAGTGAAACAATCTCTCTAAAAGAGTGTCAGGATATGTGTAGCAAAGATAATGATTGTACTGCTATCAATTATTTTACTAAACCAACAGGTTTATGTAATGTAATTAAACAATTGAATTATTGCGATATAGTTGATGCTGAAAATGATGAAGACGTTAGTATCTATTTTAGGGGTTTTAGAGATAGTACATCCGATATCAATCAAGTGAATCTTGTGAAATCATCATTGACAACGGCACCTGTTCAAAGTGTTGCTGTAAAACAAGAATCAGCAGCAGTGAAAGAAAAGAAAGTTAAATTAATGCAAGAAATTAAAAAAATTAAAAATTTGATTAAAATTTATGAAAATATGTCATTTGGTATTGGATTTACTATGGCAGAAATAAATAAAAAACGTTTAAAAAAATTAGAAGAGGAATTAAAAGCCTTAAATTAGAAATAATATTATTGTTATAAATTACTCAACTATTCAAAACTATTATTAAATAATTATCTAATAATTATTAAATAATTAATACATTAATCCACCTGGAACTCTTGGAAATGGTATCACATCACGAATATTTGTCATCCCCGTCACCAATAACAAGAGTCTCTCAAAACCTAATCCAAAACCTCCATGAGGAATACTCCCATATTTACGAAGATCTAAATACCACTGATATGTCTCAATATCCATCTTATACTCTTGCATCTTGCTCAACAATTTATCATAATCATCTTCCCTCACTGATCCACCAATCAATTCACCAATTCCAGGTACTAAGAGATCTGTAGCACCCACTGTTTTACCATCTTCATTATCTTTCATATAGAAAGATTTAATTTCTCGGGGATAATCATAAACAAACACAGGGATTTTACTGGCTAATAGTTTTTCCTGATCAGAGTTCAAATCATCGCCCCATTGAAGATCAGGGAAATCCTCCTGCAATTGTTCTACCGCTTCTGTATATGTTAAACGAATAAATTTAGTGGTGGAAATAGTTTCCAGATGTTCAATTAGACCATCGCTATACATCTTCTGAAAAAACTCTAAATCTTCCCTATTCTCATCCAAAAGTTGTATAATACAGTATTTAACATATTCTTCCGCTACTTCCATCACATCAGGTAATTCAGCAAAAGCTATTTCTGGTTCAATCATCCAAAATTCAGCTAAATGGCGGTTAGTATGTGACTTTTCTGCGCGAAAAGTAGGTCCAAAAGTATACACATTACCTAATGCACAGCAATATGATTCTACATTCAATTGACCAGAAACTGTTAAATAAGCATCTTTATCAAAAAATTTTTCTGTATAATCAGTCGTTACATTAAATGTTTCACCTGCACCTTCGCAATCAGAAGAAGTAATTAATGGAGTATGGATATATTTATACTTACCTTTTTGGAAAAAATCATGTGTAGCTTTAGCACAAGTATTTCTAACACGTGTTACAGCACCAAAAGTATTAGTACGAGGTCGCAAATGTGCCATCCCGCGTAAATATTCCAGAGTATGTCTTTTTTTAGCCAATGGATACTCTTTAGCATTAGGAATGCCTCCATAGAGGTGAATCTTAGATGCAATTAATTCCACACGTTGTCCTTTAGCAGGACTTTCAACGATTTTGCCTTCTACACGAATGGATGCACCGACACTACATTCTGGAGATAATTCAATATCTTTATTAACAATAATTTGTAGGTTAGCAAAAGAGGAACCATCATTGAGTGCAATGAAAGTGATATCTCTCTGCTTTCTGATGGTTCTAATCCAACCACATACAGTAATCTCTGTATTAATTTCAGTTTTATTTAATACGTCAGTGATTAGAATTTTCATGAATGATATATAAATATATGATATATCTTTAAATATTGGTTATATTTTACTTTATAAAAAAATTGAAAATTATTTATCATAATATACTATTAAATTAATAAGATGAATTTCCAGCGTATAAATTACTTGACTATCACACAAGGGTATGGTAGTCAAACAATCGTTATTGACGATCCAAGGTTTAATTTGACTAAAACTGTAGGAAAAGGTGACCCCTTTGACACAGTCATTGTTGATGAAGAAGAAGAAGAAGATAGTAGAGATTTTCTTAGAAAGACACAGGGACGTGAAAATCCGGCATCTGTTGTGATTGTAGATTTGGAAAAGTCTTCTTAAACTTTTTATCAGGAGGACAACCAAAATTACAAGAAGACAGAGACAGGAGTTTAAAAATCCTGAGAGTTAGGAATTATAAAAAAATGTAAAAATATATAAATATAAAATTATATTAATTATTTATAATATATGGATTATATTAATAATTATTGGAATTATTACTTTTATGGACAAGAAACAATTATATTAAAACCATCTAATAAATATTTAAATGGAAACTCTCTTATCTCTATTTTACAAAAAGATGGCAATGATTACTATCTACCTATTGATTACTCTATTATTAAAATAGTGTACATGCCATCCGTCAACTATCAAAATCCCGAATATGAATTTATTATTGAGTTTGATAATAATAATGTAATAAATATAGATAATGAACATCAGGTACAAGTATGTAATATAGAATATAATAAAGATAGATGTTTTATGATTAAAATTGATTCATTAAATTTTCCAAAATTACCAATTTCAAAGATGAGCGATTTTTTCATAATTCTAACAATTGCTAAAAATAGTAACAACTACAACTACATCTCTCTTAATACACAATTATATACTTCAACAAATTATCTACCAAATATTGAGAAAATACTCTTTGCCGATAGAAAAGATATTGGTCTCTGTTTTTCAGGAGGTGGTCCCCGTTCTTTCTCAGCCACTTTAGGTTATATTCGTGCACTACATAAATTAAATATTTTAAAAGATGTTAAATATGTTTCTACAGTTTCTGGTGCAACATGGACATGGATTCCATATACATTTCTCAATTCAGATGCAAATGAAGAAAAATTTATTGGTTATGATATTTTTGGTGATTTAGATAAAAAGTTAACTATGAAAGATATTAATTATACAGATGAAAAATATCTTGGCAACAGTCTAATCTCTAAAGCATATAATTTTCAATTATTTAAATATGTATATGATGCAATTATGAATTTAGATTGTGGAGAAAAATCAAGAATTTGGGCATATATGTTGGGTAAAATATTATTAGAACCTTATGGACTTCTTGATACTAACTTTTTTGCACCTAACCAAAAAATTGCAGATATTTTTAATGAAAATCCACTTAATACTAATCAAAAATATAAATTACCTTATAATAATCAACGCCCTTTTATTATTACTAATACAGGTGTAGTTAAACCAGATAAAAGAGGTACTTTAACCAATACAGATTTTAATTTAATAGAAATGACTCCATTATGTGTTGGAACTTTATCAAAATTAAAAACAGATGATGGTAATTATGGAGGGCATTATATGAATAGTTATAGTTTTAATCCAGATCAATTTCAAATGAAAGAAAATAATATAGGTGAAGTTAAACTTTTAGCCAAAAATAATCTTAATAATATCAGCTATTTTAATTTATTTGATATGATGGGATCCAGTAGTACAGCATATGGAATTATAACAGATTTATTAGGGATAAGTGATGTAAATCCTTCATATAAATTAGTTGATACAGAAAAAAATAATGTGAAATCATTTGATTGTATAGATGGAGGAGTTTTAGATAATACAGGTATTTTACCAATGTTGCAACGTCAGGTTAAAAATATAGTTTTATTTGTTAATACTAATAATTGTATTAATGTATCAGATAATGATGAAGAAATGACAAAGTCAATAGATATTATGTTACGTCAATTATTTTTAGGAGATGAGGAAGTAGATAAACAATATTATTTTTGTTATTTTGAGTATATTTGTGATTTACAAGTATTTGAAAAAGAAAGATGGAAAGAATTTTTAAATAAAATGCGACATAATATTAGAGAAAATGATATTGCATATGTAGAACTGAAAAAACTAAAAGTATTAAAAAATGATAATTACCATTTATCAGAGTATATAATAGATAAATTACAGATAATTTATTTATATGAAACAGAAGATTGGAAAAATAATAGATTATCTAAAGATGTACAAGAATATATGAAGAAAAGTGAAATTAAAAATTTCCCTTATTATAATACTATATTTGAAAATAATGGTTGGATAGAGAAAGAATTAATAGCACTTACCGCACCAGAAGTAAATTTATTATCCGATTTAACATATTACAATATGATGAATAATAAAATTATAAATGAAAAATTTATGAAGATGTTTAACTAAAAATTATTTTTATAATTTTTATGAATTTTTTTCATTTTTCTTGAAGTTTTTATATTTTTTAATCGCGGTTTCCTGTACATAACATGGATAACATATAAAATAATAATTAGATATATCTACTACATTATTTCTATCATCAAATTTTTGATTACATTTTTCACATACATAAATACAATTATCTCCGCAATATAAACCATGTATAGGATGATATACTAATTTATCAATATTTCTATATATACCACAATCTTCACAACAATCTATTAAATATGTGCAATTTTCACATAATGGTCTATCAAAATCATAACATATATCAATATCAATTTTATAACATTTTGAACAAGTATAGTATTTATTTATATATTGCATATAATCCAGTTTTGGCAATATATTTTTCATGAAAATATTATTGTAATACTCTCTAATAAAAGTCATATGTTCGTGATTCAAAAATCCAATTTTATATAAAATATTACAATCTAAATTAGAATATTCTATAATTTTACTCATTATATCATTATTAAATATCATTTTATCAACAGTATAAATATATACCATATTTTCTTAAATATTAAACTTTTCATGCCAAATTTATTTGCGAATAAAAAATTGAATTTAATATAAAAATATAGAATATATGATAATATATAATATTATCTAAATGGCTCAGTATCTAATAAAAACTAATAAATCTTTTTTATCTATACAAAAATTCACCAATACTAATCTTGTAAAAGACTGTATATCCGATATTTCCGATAATTTGTTAAAAAATCCAAAAATTATTGTTTATGGTAGAATATGTTATCAACATAGAAGTATTGGATTTTTTTCAAATGACTCTATAGGATACCATTATTCAAATCAATTAGCTAAATCTCAACCTTTAACTGATAATTTAGAAGAATTATTAGATCAAGTGAATAAACTTTATCAAACAGATTTTAATGCTATTTTAATCAATAAATATGAAGATGGTAGTGATTATATTAGTGCACATAGTGATGATGAGAAAAACTTATCTAATATTGGAGTGGTAGGTTTATCTTATGGTGCAAGAAGAAAATTTAGAATTAGAGATAAGATGACTAAGAAAATAGTGAAAGATATATTGTTAAAAGAATATGAAATTTTGCAGATGGGTGGTGATTTTCAGAAAGAGTTTACACATGAAATTCCAATAGAAAAAAAGATTACTACTCCGAGATATTCATTCACCTTTCGGAAACATAATATTTAATTAATATTTAATTAAAATTTAATTAAATATTTTTAAGCTTTCTTAGATACAGACTTAGGTTTAGGTTTATAAATTTTAACAAATTCACGACAATCGTCTAATGTTAATTTACTTGGATCCTCAACTGTTTTAGGAACAGGTGCTATTTTTTTGCCATATACAATAAATGGTCCATAAGGTCCATTCATAATTTTAGTTGTTTTATTGAAGACTTTAATAGTTTTATCATCTTTCTCTTTCACCATATCAGTTGCTTGTTCCAAAGTGATATTAGCAGCATCAATATCATCTTTAATACTATAATTTTTACTATTATAATTCAAATAAAGTCCAAATTTACCTTCTTTCAAATAGATATCTTTACCATCTAATTTACCCAAATTTTTTGGATAATTCAATAAATCATTTGCCTCTGTTTCTGTAATAGAATCAACAGAATACTCCTCCTTAATAGAAACAAACCGAACATCTTTCTTATTATTGCTGTCGCCAATTTGTAAAACAGGTCCAAATTTACCAACATATGCATAGATACTTTTTCCTGTCTCATTCTCTTTACCAACTAATCTCTTTTCAATTCCTTTTCTTACAACTTTACTTTCTACAGAGTTTAATTTAACCACATTAGGATGATAATTTTCATAAACATTTTTAACAACATTATTCCACACTTTCTTACCTTTAGCAACTTCATCTAATTCGCGTTCTATTTTTGAAGTGAACTCATACTCTAAAATATCTGGGAAATTATCCAGTAAAAAATGATTTACATCTTTACCTAATTCTGTAGGAAACAATTTATTTCTTTCTGTTTCTAAGATTGTTTCACCATCATTTTCTATAATAGTTCCATTCTCTAATGTATAAACTTTATAAGATACTTTCTTACCTTTCCGCGTTTCCTTAACTACATATGTCCTATCTTGTATAGTGGTAATAATAGATGCTGTGGTAGCGGGTCTGCCAATTCCTAAATCTTCCATTTTTTTAGTTAATGTTGCTTCGCTATAACGTGGTGTAGCTTTTGTAAATTTTTCAGTGGAAGTAATAGTTTTATACTTCATTTCTTGTCCAATTTTAAGAGAATCAATAATTTTAAGATTACGATCCAGTTTTTTTTGTGAATCTTTATCATCAGGATCTTGGTCAACATCTTTATAATCATAAATAATTTTGTAACCCGGAAAAATAATTTTTTCAGCTTTACAAATAAATTTTTCGCTTCTTTGACTAATATCAATATAAACAGTGTAAACTTCTACTTCACAAGGAGACATTTGAGATGAGACAGTTTTTTTCCAAATAATTTCATATAGTTTTTTCTGCTGTATTGTTAAATCAGTGTCATCTAAATTTTCTTTATTAATATTAGTTGGACGAATACATTCGTGTGCTTCTTGTGCATCTTTTGTCTTAGTTTTGTATTTACGTATATTTAAATATTCTTTCCCATATTTCTCCAATATATATTCTTTAATAGATGTCAATGCTTCTGGAGAAATATCTACGCAATCTGTTCTATGATATGTAATATACCCATTTTCATATAATGTTTGAGCATGACTCATAATCATTTTGGCACTCATATTCAATTTTCTTCCAGCTTCTTGTTGCATAGTAGATGTTCTAAATGGCGCGGATGGAAATCTTTTAACTTTTTTATTTTGAATATCAGTAATTGTAAAATTAGCCGTAATACAATGATTTAAAAAGCTATTAGCTTCATCATTGATCTTAAAATTTTTATCTAAATCACCCTCTAATCCATTTTTAAAAATACCAACGGTTTTATAATATGTTTCACTATTAAATTTCTCAATATCGTTTTCTCTATCTATAATTAATCTGGTAGTAACTGATTGAACACGACCAGCACTTAATGCATTTGCAATATGTTTCCAAAGTAACGGGCTTAATTCAAATCCTACTAATCTATCAAGAATTCTTCTGGCTTGTTGTGCATTTACCATATCCATATCAATTTGACGTGGGTTTTTAAGTGCATCTAAAATAGCCTTTTTAGAAATACTATTAAAAACAATTCTTTTTGGATTATTCAAATTTAATACTTTAGCTAAATGCCATGCAATTGCTTCACCTTCTCTATCAAGATCTGATGCAAGAATAACTTCTTTGCAATATTTTTGTGATGATTTTAGGTCAGCAACTTGTTTAGATTTAGTAATAATATATTCTGGATTAAAATTATTTTCAACATTAACACCAATACTATTTTTATCTTTTTTTAAATCTCTAATATGTCCAAAACTTGATTTTACGATATAATCATTTCCAAGAAATGCTTGTAATTTTTTTGCTTTAGTGGGAGATTCAACGATTATAAGAATTTTCATATATTTTGAGAACATAATATAATAAAGATTTTTTTCATTTTTTCATAAATTTTTATAATATTTTTTATAAAAAATTATAATATCATATTTCTATCACAGAAATATTTAACATTAATATTATTTTCATTTTTACATATAAATTCATAGTAATCATTTTCAACTTTAATTATCCATACAGAATTTTGTAAAAATATTTTATCATAATATAACTTTTCTAATTTTTTAAATTTTTTACTTGATAAATGATAAGAGCAATGATTATTTGTAAAATTATTATTTTTAATATATAAAAAATTCATATATATAAATATTGTAAATAATGTTTATATATTTTTTTGAATATATAATTTTATTTTTTTCAATATAAATTATAGTTTTTCAATATATAATTTTAGTTTTTTCAATATAAATTATAGTTTTAATTTATAAAAACATATGGAAAATACAAATAATATAAATTATTGGAAAAAAATAAAAAGTATTAAAAATAATCAGGATTTAGTTTTTATTCATACACCAAAATGTGGAGGTACTTATGCAAGTAATATTTTTGAAAAATTAAACATTAAAAATAAAGGACACAATTTAGCACGGAAAGGAAATGGAATAACTTTTACAATTATAAGAAATCCTATTGAAAGATTTGAAAGTTTATTAAATTATAGATTAAATGAATCTTGTCCAAGAGATGACTGGTCAAAATCATTATATTATGTTTATAAAGATACGTCTATATCTTTGAATGAAATAGTAAATAAAATGACTGATACCGAAATTGTCAGTTTCACACCATATAAAAGTCTTTGTTATTGGTCTATAAATATTGATATTTTTATAACAATTGATAAATTAGAAGAATTCTTATCTTTTTTCGGTTATGATGTTAATTTAGAAGAATTTGAAAAAATGAATGTTTCAAAGAAATTAAGAGGAAAATTCAATAAAATTACTAAAAATAGAATCTATCATTTATATTTATATGATATGATGTTATACACAAAAGTGATTACAGAATAAAATAATATTATAAATTTATTATAATGTATTAAGGCTTAATAAGTCATTTTTACAATGTCTTGTATAATGTCTATTGGAAGACTACCTATAGTTGTTTCTTCTGAATTTTGCAATTCTTCCCAAACAAGCATAGTTGTCTCTGGACAAACTCTAATCGCATGTTGTGTCAAGAATTCTTCAACAGATTCAAACCAAGCATAAGTACAAACATAAATCTGTTCATAAGTTACACTTCCATCAGGTTCATTAATTTTAAAGTTAATGTATAATCTTGTTTCCAGATCTTCATCCCCATAATTAGACCATCCCATAGTATTTGGGTTAACAACACTGTATCCATTACATTTCAGATAAGATAAATTATCTATATTTTCCCTACTAATAATAAAATTATAGACGGGATCAGCTATATCAATTGGTTGAGCCATGTTAATTTAATACCACATTAATTATTATAAATATCATTCATTTTTTTTATAATAAAAATCTATTCTTGATCAATAGCCCAAGAAAATTCATTTTTAATTTTTTCTTCCTCATCTGGTGTGAAATCATTCTCTACGCCAAAATAATCTCTTAATTCTTCTACCGTTTTATTTTTAATAAGATGCGATACATATTTACACCCTTTATCTAAAATAGATTTACAATTTAGATAATTAGATGCGGATAGTAGTTTTAAAAGGATTTCGAAAGATTCATTTCCAATTTGTCCGAAAAAATCTTTTTCCCAGTCCATGAGCAATTCTGCGTGTTGTTTTTCAGATTTTTGAGAAAGCCGATAATATTGAACCACCATATTTAAAGTCTTTACATCAATGGTATCAAGTGGAATATCAATTACATCAGTTAGAATAGAATCACCTCCCATTTCACTCATATCTGCAATCATCTCACTTAAAGTTGTCATTTCATTAAAAATGCTGCCTGGTACTTCAACAATTGTTTCGCAATCACTGTCACTATCATTATTAGAAGATAGACGCAATTTCATAATTTTTTCACTTGTCTTTGTCATTATATAAAATATTTTTTATTATTTATTAAAATATTTTTCATTTTTTTTATAAATAACAATTATCATTTTCTTTTAATACGAATTTTTTTTATACCAACAAATCTCTCTATATCAGTAATTTTATGTTCTTCATGATACATTGATTTTAAATACCATTGCATCGTACCTAAAAATCTACTCATATCTATATTTTCAGTACACTCAATTTCTCTATTACCTTGGTGATACACTTGATTATCTTCCAATTTAATATTTTTAATATCCTCGTCATCTTTTAAATGTATATATCGCTTTTGAGTCATAGGTATTTTAGGTATTTTAATATTACGATTTAATAGTTGATTAATTTTAATAAGATCTACCAAAGAACGAGGTCTTTGTCTAATTAATCTTCTTTCTATATCGCCATTAAGTATCATAAATTTCATCCCCATATAGTAAAAATGATATTTAGGATTGTAGACTATTTCATCAAAATTATTAGCACCCATTAATTGTGCCCACTTAGTACCCCAACTTTCCCAATATAATTTCCACGATGATGTATTTGGCATTGTTATATCAACAAAATAAAACTTAGTTCTTTCATTTAACATATACTTCTCCACTTTTTTGGTATAACAATTACCGTCAATGTAGATATCAAGATCATTAATATTTCTGATGCCATAAGAGTAAAGTATACTACTACTAAATAGCAAAAATCCTCTTCTATTAATTAAATCAACATTTTGACATAACCATCTTTTAAAAGTGGCTAATAGAACACGACTTTTTCTCATTTTAACATCAATATGTCTTTCTAAAATTTGTTCATCTAAAAAGTTTAGACTATTCTGGCAAAAATATATTTGTGCTTGTTCAATAGCTTTGTAGAACTTATTAGTTATATTAAAAGCGTGTTTTTTGATAATATTCTGATTTATATTCTGTTTAATTAAAGAATGATTTTGTTTTTTAATATTATCAAAAAAAATAACTGTTATATATCCACCGTTTTTATCAAATTTATAGACATCTTTCAATAAATCATGAATAGATTCTATATCTTTATATAATGGTGTATCCGCAAATATTTGATAGACTAAAGAATATGCCGCATCAAAACTTAATTCAATATATTTAACATAATAGATGTTGCCATTTTTGTTAAGATATTCTAATAAAGCTATATCCTCAACTTTATCCCAGATTGTGATAATATGTGATAAAGGACGACATTTAATATATTCTAACATTATTTGATCAATTTCCTCACTGGTTGGAAAGATAGTGGTGCCAGAATATTGTTTAGCTATGTCAATTAATTCACGTGAGTAGTTAAGATATTGTAAAGGTTGATGATATTCAAATGCTTCAATATTATCAATCATAGGTTTAACATTGTACTCTTTATTCCATTCAGGATATTTAGTATAATAATATTCCAGATTGCAATCTTTCACATCTTGAGTATGTAATATTTTACATAATTTATCCTTATACATAATTATATAATAATTTATAAAAATAATAATGAATATATAATCAATTTTTTTATATTACAATAGGTAATATATCTTTTTTACAATTATTTATTTTTATAATAAGACCCCACCCTTTGAAGTTTAGAGGCTAATCACCCCGATTGCCCGTCTTCTTCCTCAGGATTCCCAATGAATCTATAAAGGACGGAGTCGAAGTTTTCTCCAGCAGGATTCTCAATGAAACCCTGCAGATCGGCGGAGAAAACCCCAATGAACTCCTGTAGATCGGAGTTGAAGTTTTCTCCACCATCGTGAAAAAAACCCTCCATTTCTCCTTTCATTTCAGAATTAAGAGCGGAAAGGACGTTGGTGAATATCATCCCCGTTATCTCTTGAAATGAGGTTAATCCCCTTGTCATGAGCAATTCCTCCAACGTGGGAGGCAACACGCAGAAGATAACCCTCGGTCTATACAAAGGATCATGCTGTGATAAGGGGTCCATCCACTCCTTGATGTACGACTTCATAGCCGTCATCAAGGTGTCAGGGTTGGGGGAAAACCCAACATTCTGGAGGATTTTCTCCCAGTTGATTTTGATGACAATGATGTCACCAAATCTGGGCACATCCTCCATCCAGGAGGACATCCTATCTGAAAAAGCTTCTTCAGATGGGACGGAGAGGAGGATTCTCTTTTTTATTCCCTCTTCAAAGAGGGAAATTCCAATAAGGAAAAGGAAGGGTATCCTGATCCACTGTTGGATAGCGCATTCATCATAAAATGCATGCCACTCAGCATCAGCAGCAGCATCAGCAGCAGCCTCAGCAGCAGCCTTAGCATCAGCATCAGCCTTAGCAGCAACAGCAAACAACATAGGATCCATGTTGAGTAACAGCAATCGATATTATCCATTCTGAATGTATTATCCATCATTTTTTTATTCTACTTTCTTTAACATTGTTATTCACATACCATATAGTCCTCCCATCCATATTCTTACATTCTACTTTTTCCCCTTTCTTGGTTTCTTTTTGCTGATATACTGCAAAATTATAGGTATGTAATCCTTTTTGATATTGTTTCTTATAACTTTGTAAAATTATTTTATTGATGGATTTCAAAAGTGTAATTAACTCTTCATCACTTAAATTCTCAATTGTACTAAATGGTGAAATTTTAGCATCATATAAGATCTCTGCACGTAGATAATTCCCTATTCCGGAGACAACTTTCTGATTCATTAGAACGGTACCAATTTGTTTTTTTTGTAGAGAAGGTTTACGCATAATTTTGATAAATTGACTTTTAGTAAGATCTTCAGTTAATGGGTCTGGACCTAAAGTATTTAGTTTTTTATCCAATTCTGCTTTATTGAATGAGAACTTGATAGTTCCAAAATTTCTAATATCATTAAAATAGAAATCACCTTTATTAGTTTCAAAAGTAACATGACTATGTTTAGCAGGTTTTAACAATAAATCACCGGTAAGACCTAAAGTTATCCATATAGAGATGTTATTTTCTAAAATAAGGTAAATAAATTTACCTTTATTATTAAAACTGATTATTTTAGATGGTAATATTTTTATAAATTTAGAATATCCAATAGGAGGATTATGTTTTTTATATCTACCACTATTAATGGAAATATTTTTAAGAGTAGCATTTTTAAATTTTTCTCTAATATGATCAACAATGATGGATACTTCGACAGTTTCAGGCATAGTATAACCTTTAATTAGATTTTTAATTTATTCTTTATTTTTACTAATGCTTTTATAGTCAGAAAATAACCTTCTGTTATTGTCTTTCATTCAATAACGTTAGTAATTTCTTGTCAAACTTATTTTGCGAATAAAAAAAGCTTTTATGAAAAAATTGAATATTATTTTGAAATAAAAAAATATTTATTTCATAATAATGCAAAAATACAATAACAATACAGACAAATATATGATTAAGGGAATGCTTACAGAATTAACCCAGCTTTTTCATGAAGTTAGCGTTGTACAGACGCAACTAATGGAGAAATTAGAAGAAATGGATACTGGGATTCAAAAAACAAAAAATCCAAGTAAATCAACTTCAACAACTGCTACATCTACAGTAGATGTTACATCTACAGCACCGGCTACATCTACAGCACCGACTACATCTACAGTAGATGTTACATCTACAACAGGATCAGCATTTGCACCACTTATCAATAGTTTGTTAAATGGTAACCAAGTTGATTCGCAAATGTTAATTCAAACATTTACAGATTTGATGAATCCAACTCATGTAGAAAATGAAGAACAAGAAGATGATATGCCAGAACTTGTGGATGATATGCCAGAACTTGTGGATGATATGCCAATTCCTGTACCTTGTCAATCACAAATTGTAAAAGTGGGGAGTCAAACGGAAAAAGGTACTACATATGATGTAAATATTATGACTGGAACATGTACATGTCCTCATTTCAAATATTCTGGACCACTTGTTTGCAAGCATATTGTGGATGTACAGAATAATCCAAATAAACATGGTTTAACAATGTATGAGTCAAGTATATTAAAAAATGTTATTGATAAGTATTAAAATAAATTATTTATAATTATCTTCTTTGTTTAGATGATCTTCTTTTGGGTGATTTTGATGACTTTTTAAATGATCTCTTTATCTGTTTTTTAGGACTTTTGTTAGTTCTCTTACTTTCTGAAACATCCTTCCTGAAACATTGAATAATCATTGCCTTTTGTTTATCATCCAATTTTCTCATAGTAATTTCCGGCATTTTAGTAGTTAAATTATACTTTTGTCTTCCTAAAATATTAGCTAACTCCATATACAATATATATTTAGGACCAGATCTTTCTACATTCAATAAAGAATCACGTGCCACACTTGCAATACTTGTATCAAATGGAAAGCAATTTTTATATTTATTAAAACCAACCATTTTTGCTGAATTAATGAAGAGACCATGTAATAAGACTAACATAATTGTACTTTCTTCTGTTGCGGTCATTCCACCTTTGTACTTAAAATTGAAATTAAATCCTCCTTTCTGTTCACTATTTTTCACTACACTGGCAGGAATTGGATCAGAAGCATCTTCATTATTGTATATATGTTCCAAGATTTCTTTTTCTTCTTCTTTATTTTTAGGCTTTTTAAAGACTATCTCTCTAACTTCACGCATGATTTCCTGTGAATTACGTTTAATATCCTTCAATTTCTCATATTTTAAGTATCGTTCATTACACCATTGTTTTGTATTGGTAGCGTTATGGGTATCACTGTATTCGCGGAACTGTTTGTACATTTTTAAAAGTGTCATCATATCACCATATGAACTGGTATAACTCTTAACGGCTCTATCATATTTAACTTTTTCTTGTTTATACTCACGTTCCTTCTTATTATAATCTTTATCACCATTTTTAGGTTTTCTACTCCTCATATCCTTGATAAAAGTGTTCATTCTACCATCTGCCTTAGTAATCATGGCTGCTAAAGTGATTGTGTCATACTCTACACGGTGATTGAAACTCTCAATCACAACTTTAGCCATAATTGGATCCAATTTACGAAATTTAGAGATCTTTTCACCTAAATCAGTCAGTTTACCATCCGCACTCATTTTATCAATAGCTCCTAAAGCAAAGAGTCTATATAGTGCTGATTTGATAAAATTCTCACCTGGTGGTTCAATCAGTTCCTTTAATAATTTCAATAGTTCAGATATGTTATTGACATAAGGTAATTTCATAAATCTTAAAAATTCATCTGTTAAATCCGATTTACGTATATCTACCACAGGATAGTCAATAAAGTATTCAAATTCTTTTTCTGTATAGAGGCGATAACATGTACCAGGTTTATTTCTACCTACACGACCACTTCTCTGTATAGCTTGTGCTTTAGAGATTCTTTCTTGCAATAGACGACGTTCCATTTTATCAGGATTGTAACTATCGACATAGGAGTAACCAGAGTCAATTACATACTCTAATCCATTAATAGTGATAGATGATTCTACTGAATTAGTGGCAATCACAACTTTTCTTTCAAAGGGTCCATTGGGGTGATTTCTAAATTTATTAATATTTTTAACATAATCTTGAAGCTCTTTATCTTTTAATGTTTCTCCACTAACTTCAACGCAAAATGGTTTATCTATGTTCCAAGTTTTAACCTCTACCTGTAATTTTTGACAAGCTTCTTTTGCTTCTGCTAAAGAATTAACAAAAAATAAGATCGCACCATCATCAGTTTCATTTAACAAAGTTACAATTCTATCAACGCCTGCTTTAAGAAAGTCTGTTTCTGGATTTTTCAATTCATTACCCTTAGGTAAATGGATATTTTCAACAGGAAAATTACTACTACCTGCCACTTTTATTTCGCTATAACTGTAATCATTTTTGAAATAGTTGGCGAAAATCTCTGGATTGATTGTGGCACTCATAATAATCAATTTCAATTTAGGATTCAATTTTAATGCCTTTTTCATCAATAATAGTAAAAGATCTATCTGAATACCTCGTTCATGTGCTTCATCTATAATCACAATATCATAAGCCTTCAATTCTGGGTCATTAATTAATTGTGCCACTACACTACCATCTGTAGAGACTAAAATTTTAGTATCTTGACTCTTACTGGCTCTACCACTGGGTAATTTGGATCCTCTAAATTGATAACCAACTTCTTGACCTAACTCAACATCACCAATGATGGCAGCTGTACTTGCAGCACTTAAGACTAAACCACGTTTAGGAATAGTCATTACAATTTTACCTTGATAATCTAATGTATGTAAGGCAAAGAATGGTAAAAGAGTTGATTTACCACTACCAGTTCCGGAAATTACTAAAAGTACTTGGTTATTTTCAATGAGATCTACAATTTTCTTAGCATCTTGATAGACTGGAAGATTAAACCACCATTTATCAGAATTTTTATAATTATTACTGTATGATTGTCCAGTAATAGGATTGGTATTTTTACTATTTGGATCTAAAATACCTTTATTCATATATAGTATGGTTATATATTTATTATTTTTTAAAGAATTTAAATAATTTCCTTTTTTTCTTTTTTTCTTCAATTTCCGGATAGTTATTAAATTTGTGAAGGACTTGTTCGTTTAATTTTTCTAAACACTCTGTACATGTAAATGATACTGCTTTATATTGGTCTTTAGATAATACATATTTTGTCATAACCGGTGTATTCATTACATTTTGACATCTAAGTGCCAATGGATCAGAGCATTTAGCATTATTATGTATAGGATATTTTGTATCCATTGTAAGTATTCAATATTTTAAATAATAAAAAAATGAATCATTTTTTATAAAAGAAAAATATTAAATTTAACAAATGTTTAATCACTTAGAACAAAAACAAGTATTATTATCTGACTGTGGAGATGTTACTTTTGCAATATTTTTCAAATCATACAATATTTATTCTAATAGACTTAAAATGAGGGGAAATATTGAATTATTGGAAAATATCACTGATTTATCAACAGATGAAGAATTTTTTCAAATTATGAAAAAACAATTTGTTAAAGTAACTAAAAAATTTAGATATAAATACAAAGTTTTATATAAAAACATTTTCTATATTAAAGATAGTCCATCAGAACATAATTGGAGGAAAACAGTATATGATGACTATAAAACAAACAGAAAAAACACAAAATATAAAAAGAGGTCTTTCAACCTTGGTAATGTTTTTAAAAGAGTCTATGCAGAAATATATCCAGAATTAAAAAAAACTTTTGACATTAATATTATTCAAATAAATAATGCCGAAGCAGACGATACTATTTCTGTTATGACAAGATTAATACCATCAAGTATTTCTGTTTATATTATTTCTTCTGATACAGATTATTTACAATTACTTAACAGAAGAAATACATTTATTTACTCCTTGAATGGAATTTTTATTAATAATAAGTTAAATGGTAAAACAGCAGAAGAAAAATTATTACATAAAATTATTTGTGGTGATAAGACTGATAACATACCACCTTGTATACCTAATAACAAATTAGCTAATTATTATTTAGAAAATTTAGAAGAATTATGGGAATATTTAAATAATGATAATGAATTATTAGAGAAATTCAATAGGAATAGAACATTAATTGATTTTAATTACATACCTGATAGTATTAAAAATGATATTATTAAATCTTGTAATCATAAAATTATTAAATGTATCTAAATTTTTTTTTATAAAATAAAAATTAATAAGTCATATTAATGAGACATTAATTCTTTAAATTGATCAATAATTGAATCAATATTAATTTCATCATCTGTTTCCTCAACAAATTTAGCATTAGTTCCTTTCTTCAGTTTAGATTGTTTAGACGAAGAAGATTTTTGAACATGACTTAAAACAAACTCTCTCATCATATTAGAAAGTGCACCACCAATATGTTTGCAATTGTTTCTTGGTGGCGTAATATTCCATTGATCTCCACAATTACATTCAAATTTAACGCCGTATTGATTATTTACAATCTTAACATTGTATATTTTGTTTGAATCAGTTTCAGATTGTACAACAAAAATTACCTCGTTTTCACTTGTTAATGGTGTTGCAGGCAATTCTTTTTTAACAAGTTCACTACAATTAGAGAGTTTGTTTTCAATTGCTTTCCTTTTTCTGGATGGTGTTTGTTTAGATACTTTTTCTGAAATACTAACTTGAAATGATGACATTTATAGATAACATTTAACATATTTATAAAATTATTAATCAATTTTTTATCATGATTATAAATTATAAAATATAGATTATAAATTATAAATTATCAATTATAGATTATCAAATATAGATTATAGATTATCAAAAATATTTAAGGAATTAATTATATATATAATACCATTATGACAAGATGCCAAGGATATAATAAACATGGTAAAAAGTGTCGCACCAGGATTAAAAATAGCGAATTTTATTGTTGTTCAAACCATAAACCCAAAAATCATGAAGATATTTTAGAAGAATGTAATATATGTTGTTCTGAATTGAATAACAGTGATCTGAAAATACTTAAGTGTGGTCATGCTCATCACAGAAGTTGTTTAGTTGCATGGATGGATACAACGCGAGATAGTATTCCAGAATGTCCATTATGTAGAACTCCTATTTATTGGAATAGAAATAATGCGATTACTACTTAAAAAGATTATATAATAATAATATATATCATGGAAACACATAAACTGTCTAATACTTGGGTTCTCTGGTATCATCATGTGAATGATAATAACTGGATGGAAGAGAGTTATACTAAACTCTTTAAAATCAAAACAATTGAAGATTTTTGGTCAATTATGAATACAATTAAAACATATACTGCGGGTATGTTTTTTTTAATGAGGGATGATATATTTCCCAGATGGGAAGATATTAATAATTTGGATGGTGGTTTTTGGTCATTCCGTACTACTAAGAAAGATTCTGATCAAATTTGGGAAAATTTATTAATTGCTTTGATTGGTAATACTTTAACTAAAAATCCAGAAGATATGGAAATGATAACAGGTATTTCAATTAGTCCAAAAATTAACAATTGTATTATAAAGGTTTGGAATAATTCATCTAATAGAAAAGATGTCAATATTCTAAATAATAATATTTATGGCATTGAACTTGAAGACTCATTTTATAAAAAACATCAAGAGCAATCTGATTTTAATAAATTAACATAAAAAGGCGACTTCCTCTGTTGCAAAAGTTTATTATATATTTTATTATATAATAAATTATTTATCTGATATATCATAACTTTGGTTAATAAATTTATCTCTGAAATCACATGCTAAACTATAAGCGCTTTGAGAGCCATATTTATCAATACTGTATTTTTTATAGATATTATTTCCATTAAAATCGTGACCTTTAACTTCCCAATACTCTTTATTTTTGAAACATCCTTTATAAACACCTGTAAAACCACTGGTGTTATCTTTTCTTTTGATATGATTAAAACTTTTTATTTTTCTGGCGGTTTCTTCATCTGTAACTAATAAATTTTCAGTTGTATTATTCATTTTATTGGTATCTTTATGAACAACATATTTTTCATCAGTAAGAAAATTATGTAAATATATTTTTTTACGTTTTTTATCTTCTGATATCATTGTTCCAACATAACCATCAATTAAATACCAAATATACTTTTCTATTTTATCCAAATTATTTTTATTAGTAATAAAATATTTATCAAAAGTTAAATGAACACTTATTTTATCACCATCAATGTAATAATAATTTTTAGTATAATTATTATCAATAGACCATTTCTTCTTATAATCAACCGCATTTTGATAAGCAGTCTCTTGAGGTATATTCATAAATGAAAACTTTTTTTTATGTAAAATTTTTTTATCCTTAATGACTTTGAAAATATATTTATTATTTTGTTTAATAATAGTACCAAGATATTTAGATAAATTAGAAGAATAATTCATATATATCAATGAAATATATAAAAATTTATAAATTTATTTTATAATTAATTTTAATCTTTCCATCAAATTTATTAATAATATAAATATTAATCTTATTATCATTTAAATCTTTAAATATATAAAATTCATCATATTTTGATACATCTTTCGCTATCCTATTTAATCTGTAAATGTTTATATTAAATTTTATATTGTGACTACACACAAAACTCTTAAATATCTTTTCAGATAATTTTATACAAAAACCATTCTCCTTCTCATATATTAAAATACCACCCTTACTCACATCTATAGTAATAGAATTATCCTTGAAAATAGATATAATATTCATTATTATATCCATATATTTATCACTTTGCTGTGTAACTAAATAAAAATTATGATCTTTTAATCTCTTCCTAAAATTTTGATTCAATAATTTAAACATGTCTCTATTTATTAACATCAAATGATACAAATCTATCACATTTAAATTATCAGATACTATCTTAATTATATCCGTACATAATATCATTATCACTTAATATATAATAATATTTCTTTATATAATTACTCATTTGTTGGAATTTTTGGTGCAAGTGCCAATTTAAGTTTACCTAAATTACCTACCGTGAAATTGATAACAATCGGGAAATTATTTTTCATATATATTTCTATCGTATTACACAAATTTGTACATTTAGTAAATAAAACTAAATGCTTCAAATTATAATAACCTTGGATAATATTAGAAGCTTCATTTGCCTTCACAAAATTTACACCATCTGCAGTTTCACCAATTTTAGTCTCCTGTTTGGCAAAATCACCCCTGCAACTGAAAATTAATTGAGAACCAACACTCTTAATTTCAATTGTATCAGATAAATTACTCATGTCTCTACAAATCTTTTGAAAATCTACTGACGGCATTGTCATAATAGACCCAAATTCTTGAGGTGGAATATCAATATTCTCCTCATTAAGATCCATCAAATTAAGCTCAAATGTTGTTTGACTGTTCTTCTCGCTATTTTCAATCACAATTCCTAAGACATTCATATTGATATCATCAATAAAGAATGTTAATGTATCAGTATTAGTTGCTGTCTTAATCAATTTGAAAAGATTTAACATACTTACACCAACAATCAACTTCTTTTTGCAAACATATTTATCAAATTTATCCGTGTTTAACTTTAAATGAACAAGAATTGTTTTAGATGAATCCATAGCAACTATCTTTAATCCAGTCTCATTGAATTCAATATTAGCATCAGTTAAAATTTCTTTTAAAGCCTCAATTAAAACTTTAATCGCATTTGTTTGAACAGTCTTCAACTCTAATAAATACATTGCGTCTATTTATATTCTAATAAATATCTATAATTCTTTAAGTATGTTATATAAAATCATATAATTTATTCATCGGAATTAGTAATTTCACAGTCTAAAATTGAAAATCTAACAATAGATGAATAATTATCATATAAAATTTTATTAATAAAGTTATAAGCTTCATTTGTTTGTTTAATATCTGATGCACCTGTAATAATAATCTTACCACTCTGGAAAATAGCAATCGTAACTATTTTACAAATATTTTTTTTTCTTAAATTTTTTTCTAATCTACACTTTTCATCACATTTACACAATCCATCTTTGTAAATATTCTTCTCATTCCACATGTAACTTATTTTAACACCCTGATATATAGCCGGATCATATGAAACATAAATTTTATAATTTTTAACTAATAAATTATATAACTTCATTCTATCAATTTTAAAACCAACTATGTAATCAGTATTAATTAATGTAATATTATAATTTATAGCTGCAAAAGTAGAAATATCAGATTTCTTATAAAATACATCGGGATACTTCTTTATTTCAGTAATAAAATTATTTATAGCTTTAATACCATCATCGTCATATAAACATCCTGTCATAGAAATACTACCATTCAAAAAGAATTTAATATTTATATTCTTGTGTTCTTTAAATGGTTTTATTAAAATAGTTACTTGATTATAAAATTTTTTCTTTTTAGAAACATTATTATTATCATTATCATTATCATTAGATTTTTTATTACTATTTTTAGGTTTTTTAACACATCCAACACTTATATCTTTATATTCTAAACCAACAATAGTATCACTCTCATCATTTTCTATAATATCTTTTAAGATATTTGCTGCTTTCTCCATATCTATTTTATTTGTTAATTGACATTTTGCTGATTTAGTAGAAACATGTAATTCACTCGGTTTTTCAATAGATGATACATTTTTTTTTTCATTAACCATTTGTAAAAATTTTAACATATTAATATCCTCTTTACTATAATTCTGATTATCATCTTTTAAAGTTAAACTGTTTAATAAAGAATTTAAATTTTTAACAGACATATTTAAATCTATAACAAAGTATTTAAAGAACTTTATCCTTAAGTACTTTTCATTTTTTTTTAAAATGTTAGTAAAAAAAAGTTTAAAAAAATATTTTTATTAAATAAAGATATGAGTAAAGTAACAGTTATTCTTCCTGTTTATAATAATAAAAATGATGTTCAAAAAGCTATTATGTCTATTATAAATCAAACTTATAAAAATTGGGAATTATTAATTATTAATGATGCCTCAACAGATGGAACGGAAAATATTCTCAAAAAATATAGTGATAATTCCAATATTAAAATTATTAATAATGAAAAAAATATGGGGTGTTATTGGTCTCTAAATCATGGAATCAGTATATCAGATTCACCATATATTACAAGAATTGATTCAGATGATATTTATCATAGAGATAAATTGAGTAAACAAGTGCAATTCTTAGATAATAATCAAAATTATATAGGAATGTTTACAAAATGTAGAATTGGTAATTCAACAATGCCAAAATGTATGGCAACACTTATAATGAGAAGATATATAGTTGATAAAATTGGTTATTATGATAGTGTCAGATTTGCGGCAGATCTGGAATATAAGCGTAGAATGTTTTTATATTTTGGTGAAAGTAAATTTAAGTTGTCAAATGAAATTATGTATTTTATTAAAGTTCGTCCCATCTCATTAAGTAAAAATAGAAAAACTGGTATGCATACTATTCCCAGAGAATTATATAATAAAAATTTCATTGCTTGGCATAAAGAAAATACAAATAGTAAAGAAAATTTGTATATGTCATTCCCTCTTGAAAATAGACCATTCAAAATTCATCCATTATCACAAGTTTAATCACCTTTTTTAACATTTGGTATACATTCACTCTTGAAATATCCAGGATTACAATTATACCCCCCTATATTTTTAACAGCTATCACATCTTCTTTTGGATACTGATTACGACAAGCTTCTAAATGATCATAATAATTATTAGATGATAAACATGTCGTTGCCATATTATACATATCAAAACCATCGTGTGCGTTAGTTGTACATTCTGCAATTGCCATATTATCATTTTTACCACAACAACCTTTTGTTCCTTTCAATATTTCACGATATCCATAATTGTTTCCATATTTTACTTTACACCAATAATTAAAATCTGATGTTACTGGTTTACAATCTGTATATTTCTTATCTTTTGGTAAAATACATTCACATCTTGCATTAAATCTTGCTGTTTTATCGCATATATTCATCATATTATCTTTTTTGTTTTTTATTGGTATAGGACATGGACATTTATTGGGAGTTTGAGCTTTATAAAATGGTCCATAATTTTTTTTACAAATTTCATTAAAATTTGTTCCACGTGGATAACACTTATCCAATTCAAGAACTTCTCTAACATTCATAATACTTTGTCGAACAATACCTTGTTTTTTATATAATTTATTATACATATCATCAATTTCTTTTTTAGATATTTTTTTATAATCTATCTTTTTATCATCTTTTTTATCATTTTTGACTTTATCTCTAATAAGCGATGACATGGAAACACACTTATTTCCGTATTTTGGTAAAATTATACCCCATTCTGTATCTTTTTTATTTTTATCTTTCGTTATTTGACAAGGACCAGGTGAAATAGCTTTCTTATCTTTTAATTCAATTTGTGAAATAGATTTCTTAAGTTCATCCATTTTTTTATCACATTGTTCTTGAGATACAGATAAATTTTTTTTTAAATTTTTAAGTTTTGGATCAACAAATTTTTTTGATGTTCCGTCTGATGAAATACAATTACCACTGCTATCTCTAATACACCATTTACCATCATTTAATTTTGTAATACCTACTGGTGTATAGAATTGTTCAAAACAAGATTTATCTAAAGTAATAGATTTTGGATCAGAACATCCAAAAGATTTAATATTTACCAATAATAAAAGGAATACACAAAGTATAACTATAAATAAAAGAATAGGTATACCTGTTCCAACATTTACAGAACCAAAGTAACCTATAGAAACAGTTGAAATAATAGTATAAAAAATAAGAATAGTAATACCATAAATACGATATAATGGGAAAAATAAAAATATAAAAGCAATAATAATAATAATAAATGATAAAACTATTAAAGAAATAATAACATTATTGGATAAAAAATCCATTACAATATATTATTATTATATATTTTTTAATTATATAATAATAAAATTTATATATATAAATTCATGAATTTTCAGTAGGAGGAAATTCTGGTACACAAATATTCCTTTTAAGTATTTCTATATATTCATCATTATTATTTAAATTATTGTTTATATTATTTATACTTGTATCAAATTCATCTAACTGAATATTTACATCTGACATATTATTGTTTATAATTAAATTATTCATATTTATTTTTTCCATATTATCCATTATTTTTTCCATATTATTCATTATTTCATTATTATTATTCATTATTTCCGTTTTATTATTCATTATTTCATTATTATTATTCATTATTTCATCTTTATTATTAATTATTTCATTTTTATTATTTATTATTTCATTATTATTATTTATTATTTCTTTATTATTATTCATTATTTCCATTTTGTTATCTATGCAACATTTTTCAAGAATATTTATTTTATGTTCTAATTCATTTAATTTTTCTATTATCTTTTCCTGATTTTTATTTAAAATTTTAACATTAAATGATAAACAATTTATAATTTTCTCCATAATTATATTAATGTTATCCTATAATACATAATAATATAATAAATTATATATTTTAAAATAATAGAAATTAAAGAATATATTATATGCATAAATTATAAAAAACAAAATGTCATCCGGAATTCAAAAAATTCAACTTTCCAATTCCGTTTATTTGAAAAGACAAGCATATAACACAACAGAAGAAGATATTGGTATATTCAATAGTTCTGATGATGTCAATAAACTAACTGAATTATTAGGCGATGGTGTTAATGGTATTGTAGGTGCATTTGCTCATCTTTCAGGTGAAATGTCCACTGATTATAACAGTTTAGAAACAGTGATTTCAAATGCCGATGTTTCATTAACCACAAGAGTTAGCACTGAAGAATCACACAGAATTTCTGCCGATACTTCATTAACCACAAGAGTTGGTGTTGAAGAATCACACAGAACTTCTGCTGATACTTCATTAAACACAAGAGTTAGTGCTGAAGAATCACACAGAACTTCTGCTGATACTTCATTATCTGTGAATATCCAGGATCTTGAAGATGCTGTAGATGGTCATGTGGTTGCCCTTGAATCTGCCGATACTTCATTAACCACAAGAGTTGGTGTTGAAGAATCACACAGAACTTCTGCTGATACTTCATTAAACACAAGAGTTAGTGCTGAAGAATCACACAGAACTTCTGCCGATACATCTTTAGAAAGTGTGAATGTCGATTTATCTAATGCGATTGATTCAGAAGAAACAACCAGATCTGCTGCCGATGCTTCATTAACCACAAGAGTTAGTGCTGAAGAATCACACAGAACTTCTGCTGATACTTCATTATCTGTGAATATCCAGGATCTTGAAGATGCTGTAGATGGTCATGTGGTTGCCCTTGAATCTGCCGATGCTTCATTAACCACAAGAGTTAGTGCTGAAGAATCACACAGAACTTCTGCCGATGCTTCATTAACCACAAGTGTTAGCTCCGAAGCAAGCACAAGATTTGCGATAGATAATTCATTAGAAAGTGTGAATGTCGATTTATCTAATGCGATTGATTCAGAAGAAACAACCAGATCTGCTGCCGATGCTTCATTAACCACAAGAGTTAGTGCTGAAGAATCACACAGAACTTCTGCCGATGCTTCATTAACCACAAGTGTTAGCTCCGAAGCAAGCACAAGATTTGTGATAGATAATTCATTAGAAACAAGACTTATCAGTGAGGAAAGCGCAAGAGCATCAGTTGATGCTGTTTTAAATTCAGTCGATGGTACATTAACAGCACTTGTTACAGGTATCAGTGTAGATGAAACCCAGTTAAGTTCTCTTAATGTAGTATTAAGTTTATATGAATCTGCGGATACCCATATAGTTGAAGGTATTGTTGCTAACCAAAGTGCAACTAATACAATTTTAAGTGTGCTTAACGATCTTCTTCCAGAAGCAAGTTTACCAACTTCTATTGATGTACATCCATCATCTTCTTAAATAAAATAAAATAAAATAAAATAGAATAAAAAAATTACATTAAATTAATTTTATATATTATGTTCAATTAAATATATAAAATTCTTATATATATATATATATATATAAATGTCAATCTTAACTTTCAAAAATAATCATATAATAATAAAAAAAAGTTTTGAAAATTATGCTGACAAATATAAATTAAATTTAATAGAAGATGATATTGAATTGCCAGAAATATATGATAAAATTAAAGGAAAACAAGCATTAAAAAAAATACTATTAATAAAAAAACATATTAATAATAATAAAAGAATTATATGGTTAAATAATTCTTTATTTATAACTTCATATTGTGATTTATTATTAAATATTGATACAAAAAAAATAGGATGTTATAATTATGGTGTATTGAATTATGAAAAAGAACCAATTCTTGTTAAAAATTTATTAGGTTTAAATATTAGTAAAAGTAAAATTATTAATACATCTATTCTTGTAATACCTGAATATTTTAAAAAATACTTTACAGATGATTTTATAAATGCAAGATCAACTTATTTTGATTATTCATTTGGTGATACATTATTTTTTAATGATATTATACACAAAAATAATTTAGAATATCATTTTTTAGACTATTCATATAATTCTATGTTAACAACAGAAGATAATCAATATGATGATGATGTTGAGTTATTTAAACAAAAATTAACAACAGAAATAAATAAATGTAATGATAAAGTTAAAGAAACAAATATATTTAATCTAAAAGATATAAATAATATATATATATTAAATAAAGTACTTGTTAATTTAGCAAATTATTATTATACAGATAATGAAATATATACTAATAAAAAATATATAGGACTTACTATAAATAATAAAGTAAATGAAATTTATTCATGTGGTATTAATTTAAATATTTATTTTTGGTATGATTTTATTAAATTATGTGGTTACGAACCAATACTAATATCACATAATATTGATAAACAAGGTATAAAAATGTTTGATAAACATTATAATATTGTTGATGCTAAAAATGCAAGTTCTTATTATTTATTTAATGATTTAACACTATACATAAATATTGGATTATCTATTGTATTTTTAGCGCAATATTTAAAAAATAAAATTAAAATAATAGATATAATGTTAGGTAGTGTATTTTATAATGATATATTAAATTTAGTAGGAAAAGAATGTATAAATACATCTGAAGTATTAATTGATATATTTGATGAAATATGGATTTCTCCTCATTTTGAATTTTCAATTGAATATCTAAAATCAAGATATAAAACTGATAAAATTTATGTTTGTCCCTATTTCTGGGAACCATATAATCTTAAAAATTTTGAACTTTTAGAATTTAATAAAGATGATGTTAAAATTGGTGTTATTGAAAGTAATTTAAACTTTTATAAACATTGTGTAGTTCCAATAATGATTGCAGATAAAAAACACGAATATATAAAAGATATAAAAATTTTTGGATCATTACAATTTAAAGAAAATAGTTTTTTCAAATCATTGGTACTTAATACAGACTTGCATAAAAATCAAAAAATTTCATTTGAAGGACGCTATGCATTTAACTATATTTTTAATAAATTAAGTAATTGTGTTATTTCATTTTCACAAGATTGTGATTTAAATTTTGTTTCATTTGAATGCTTATATTTAGGAATACCGTTAATACATAATTCTGATATGTTAAAAGATTATGGATATTATTATAATAGAATGAATATAGAAGATGCTTCAAATCATCTTGAAAATATTTGTAAAAATTTTGATAAGAATGATTATATTGAAAAAAATAAACCAATATTAAATAAATATTCTATTTATAATGAAGAATATAAATTATGGTTTATAAATAAAGTTAATAATTTATTAGTAGATGTAAAAACAATTTAATAATTAACACTTTGTACATTTATTGCTAAAAAATTAATTATAAAATATACAAGAAAATAAAAATATTATAATAATTAATTATTATAATATATAATATATAATATCAAAAGATATACCTAATATATTATTACATAGTATTTCTTCTATTTTATCATAATTATTGAATGGTAACACATCTGCTTTAAAAACATTGTAATTTGATAAAGGTGTTAAATAGAATATATTTTTAGCATTATTAAATACCCCTTTATCCACTATATGTGATATATAAAAATATTTATATTTATTGTTATTTTTAACACATTTATACTCCGATGGATGAAGAGTTCCTTCTATAAAATAGTCATAAGTTTTTATATTTTCTATTGTAATATCTTGATATTTTTCAGTTATATATTTACAAAATTGATTTTGTAATTCACTATTTTTTTTTGAAAGATTTAAATAGATTTTACATTTATCATTATTATCAATTATTTTAGTATAATTAATAATAATACTCTCTAATATTTCATAATGTCCAGAAAATGAATTGTTTATTAAAAGTATTTTATCCGTCATTATAACTTATATATAAAAATAGTTAAGAAACTAATTGTAAAATAAATAAATTTTTATTTAGTAATTAATTCAAAAATATTATAAGCTATTTTTGATAATTTATATTTTTCTAAATAGTTTTCATACATTTTTCTATTATCCTCCTTTGAGAAATTGTTATTATTTTCTACAATTTTATTAACTACTGAATCAATATTTTTAAACTGAAATTCATTTGGAATAATATTAGATATATAATTAAGACAATTGCCTACATAATATGAGTATACTCCATAACTTAATGCTTCATGTGAACTAACATGAAAACTTTCAACATCTGAACAGATCAAAATATGACCCATTTTATTATAAAAATTTGAAAGATTTGAGTTATATGGCAAAATATTAATATCTGATTGATTTATTATTTTTGTCTTATAATATTCCATTTCAACAGGTTTTTTTCTAACAAAATTAATACTTTTTCCAATAAGATATAAATTATATTTTGAATCGTATTTTTTTAATTCTCTATAAATATTAATTGCTATATCTGGTCTTTTTAATTTTGGAACATATCCAACCATACATATATTAAATTTTGTTTCATCATTATTTAATATTTCTTCATCGATTTTTGGATAATTAATATAATTGTGAATAACACATGTTTTATTAATACTTGCTTTAATTTTAGATTTTACAATATTTTCAATATAAGGATTTATAAAAATTACTTTTGTAATATTTTTCCAATTTGCTTCAAAAATAAATTTTTTCAAAATTTCACATCTATGTAATCTAACAAATAACTTTTGTTTTTTAGGATTTACTATTTTTGATAAAAATACTGTATAATGTAAAAACCATTCAGAGAATATAATATTGTATTCTTTTACAACTCTCTTTAATTTTATTTTCTGTTTTTTATTTAGATTTTTAATTTGATATTTTTTAATCAAATAATTTTTATTATTTTGAAGTAAATCAATAATACTATTTATAAAATGAAAATTGTGACTAACAAATAAAATTTTTGTTCTTGTATCAATATTCCTCTTATTTGTAATAACTTTTTTTACAATAATTTTCTTTACACCTGGTTTTTAATAGGTTTTTTCAATATCGGTTTCTTAATAGGTTTTGCCAATATTGGTTTCTTAACAGGTTTTTTTAATATTGGTTTCTTAACAGGTTTTGTTAATATAGGTTTCTTAATAGGTTTTTTAAATATTGGTTTCTTAATAGGTTTTGCCAATATTGGTTTCTTAATAGGTTTTGTTAATATAGGTTTCTTAATAGGTTTTTTAAATATTGGTTTCTTAATAGGTTTTGTCAATATAGGTTTCTTAATAGGTTTTTTTAATATTGGATTCTTAATAGGATTTTTATTAGAATTTATTATATTTTTTTTAATTAATAATTTATTTTTATTATTCATATATTTAATATATATGAAAAAAATAAATTTTAATAATAATAAAAAAGTTTTACAAAAATCAATATTAAAAAAAATAAATAATAAACCAATCAGAAAACCAGTAAATAAACCAATCAGAAAACCAGTAAATAAACCAATCAGAAAACCAGTAAATAAACCAATCAAAAAACCAGTAAATAAACCAATCAAAAAATTGGCAAATAAACCAATCAGAAAACCAGTAAATAAACCAATCAAAAAATTGGCAAATAAACCAATCAGAAAACCAGTAAATAAACTAATCAGGAAACCAATCAATAAACCAGTAAATAAACCAATCAATAAACCAGTAAATAAACCAATCAGAAAACCAGTAAATAAACTAATCAAAAAATTGGTAAATAAACAAATTAAAAATGGAAACAAGTTTGATATGAGAAATTTAACAACAAATAATACAAGTAAACATCGTAAAACTATAAATAAAGGTATAAATAATTTAGTAAGTGTAATTATACCATCATATAACTGTGAAAAATATATAATAGGTACTATTGAATCAGTTGTTAATCAAACATATAAAAATTGGGAATTAATTATAATTGATGATGCATCTCCTGATAATACCCACGATATAGTTTCAAAATATATTGAGGAAAATAACTTAAATGATAAGATAAAACTTATTAAAAATACTAAAAACAAAGGTTGTTATGTTAGTTTTAATATTGGTATAAGGCAATCAAAAGGGGAATATATTTGTATATTAGGATCTGATGATAAATATCATTTGAATAAATTAAATATACAAACAAATATATTGAATAAAAGCAAAAATTTAGTTGCAACACTCGGATTTTTTAAAAGAGGTACTAAAACTGTAAAAAGAAAAAATATGACATCTTGTACCATCATGTTTAGAAGACAAATTATTAATAAAATAGGATATTTTGATAGCGTAAGATATGGTGCGGATGATGAATTTATGCATAGAATACTCACAGTTTATGGTGTTAATAAAGTAAAAACTGTTAATGAAGTTTTATATAATGCAGTAATTCGCACAGGATCTTTAACCAGAAGTAAAAAGACAGGATTCAAAACAAAAAATAGACAAAATTATTGGAGATCTGTTTTAGAATGGCACAATAGAGATCGTAGAAATTTATATATTAGTTATCCATTAAAGAGAAGACCTTTTCCTGTTCATAAATCTATGATAAATGGTTAATTATTTTAATAATATTATCTGTAGTATTATACTGATATAACAATGAATAATTATTATTAGGATTAAAATTTATAATACTTTCATAAATGTTATTCGTTACTAATATATTTTTACCTTCATCAATAGTTTCTATCCATTCAGTCTCTTCTCTTAATGTTATGCATGGAATTTTTAATTCATATGCTTCTTTTTGTAAACCACCAGAATCAGTAATTAATTTTAAACTAAATTTAAGTAATGTTATCATATCAATATGATTAACAGGGTCAATAATTTTAATATTATTTGGAACAATTAATTTTTGAAGATACTGTTTAATACGTGGATGCATTGGATAAATAATAGTTTTATCCAATTTTTCCAATTCACTAAATATATAATTCAATTTATCAACATTGGTATTATTTTTTCTATGTATAGTCAGTAAATAGTAATTATTTTTTTCAATATTGTACATGTCTAATAATTTATCATTTTTATTAATTAATTCTAACTTATTTCTTAACAATTCAATCATCAAATCTCCAACACAATAAACATTTTTATTAATACCCTCCCTTTTTAAATTATTGATACTATTTTGATTAGGACAAAATAATATATCTGAAATATGATCAACCAGTACACGATTTACTTCTTCAGGCATACATTTATTATAAGATCTCAAACCTGATTCAATATGAATAATTTTAATATCTAATTTATTTGCTGCTAAAGCACCTGCTAATGTGGTGTCACAATCTCCATAAACAATAACATATTTTGGCTCTTCTTTAATAAGAATATCTGATATTTCATTGATCATAAAACCCAATGTGTGGTTCTTACTAATATAGGAAATATCTATATGATATTTAGGTTTAGGTACTTCTTTTAAAAAATATTCTGACATATTTTTATCAAAATGTTGTCCACTATGAACAATAATTTCTTGAATATTGTTTTTAATAAATTCTTTAGATAAAGTCAACATTTTTATAAATTGAGGACGAGTACCAACTACTGTGACGATTTTCATGTATATATATTTATCTATATTTTTTTAAAAATGTTACAATATATCCTGGTATATATTTTTCCATGCTAATATATCCTAATCTTTTATGTTTGTTATATGAAACAAATTTTCTATTTGGTTTTGTATAATTTTTTCTCCTTCTCAATGAAATATTATTTGCACCATCTGTATCTATGCTATATTTCCAATTATTACCATCAATAGATGTATCTGCAAAAATATAATTATTCGCAGTTATCTTATTACGTCTCTTAACAAAATTTCTAATATATGAATCTATACCTTTCTTTATATTTTTTAATGGGAGTGCTTTAATATCTGGTGTACGTAGTGCCATATTAAGATGATTTCCCTTAATAGATCTTTTATTATCAATTTTACCACCATCATAAAATACTTTTTTATTATTTAATAAATTGTAAAATAATCCTCTTAATTGTGTTGAAAAATAACATCTTCTATTTTTAAAATGCTGATAATGAATATACAATCTTTTTGGAGATGAATAACAATCTGCTGCTTGTAAAACATACACTTTTGATGTATTAGACGCTAAAAGAGCGATTGATTTCCATTTTTCAATTAAAAGAATTCTTTTACGAATACCTACATAAACAATCCTTTTACATCCTGGTAGCTGTTCTTGATAAGTTTTGACTAAATCATAAGATAATCCATCTTCTTCAACTATAATTAATTCCCAATTGAAATTAATATTTGTCTGATTTTTTAAAGATTCTAAAGCTAAATAAATAATATTTTTACTATTGTATGCCGGTAAAGCAACTGTTAATTCTATATTTTTATCAGCTTCCCATATAAAGGTTTTATTATCTATTTGTATATTTTTAAAAATATGTTTAATATTATCTATTGTATTAACTGTACTTATCAAGTTTGTATTGATTGATGGATTTAATAATTTGTTTGTATCAGAGTTTTTATTAGTTGAAACTAATTTATTATTTATTATTTTTTTTTTTACTACTCCTCTCTTGGGAATAGGTTTTTTAACAACAGGTTTTTTTAAAACAGGTTTTTTAACAATAGGTTTTTTTAAAACAGGTTTTTTAACAATAGGTTTTTTAACAATTGACATTTTAGGAATTATTCTTTTTTTGATAATAGGTTTTTTAGGAATTATTCTTTTTTTGATAATAGGTTTTTTAATAAGAATTTTTTGATCAAGATTTTTAATACCAACATTATTTGTAGTAAAAAAAGCTTCTTTAGGAATAACTCTATTTTTAATTATTGGTTTTTTTACAATAGATTTTTTAACAACCATTTATAATATATATATAAGAATATATTCTAATATATATTATAAAAAATGACAACTAAAATGTTTGACCCAACAATAGATTATCATAATCATAAAAATGAATATGATTCCGCTATTTCTACAATTTTAAATCATGGAAGATTTATTATGGGTCCCGAAGTTCAACAAGTTGAATCCCAATTAGCAGCTTATTGTGGTGCTAAACATTGTATCACCGTTTCTAATGGTACGGATGCTCTGATGATTGCATTAATGGCACTTGATGTTGGTCCCGGTGATGAAGTCATTACAGTACCATTTACATGGATATCTACTGCGGAAGTTGTTTGTATTTTAGGTGCAACTCCTGTTTTTGTTGATATTGATCATCGTACATATAATATGGATATCTCTAAATTAGAAGATAAAATTACTGATAAAACAAAAGCAATTATTCCTGTTTCTTTATATGGTCAAATGGTTGATTTAGAAGAAATGAATAAGATTGCAACAAAATATAATATTCCTATTATTGAAGATGGTGCACAAAGTTTTGGAGCTAAGCAAAATGATTATATGTCGTGTTCATGTAAACCAAAAATGTGTAAAATTAGTAGCACTTCTTTCTTTCCATCTAAACCATTGGGATGTTTTGGAGATGGTGGTGCTTGTTTCACTAATGACGATGAATTAGCAATTAAATTAAAAGCAATTCGCACACACGGAGGTGTTGAAAGATTTAAACACGAGTATGTTGGTACCAATGGTCGTATGAATACTATTCAAGCGGGAGTATTATTAGTAAAAATGAAATATTTTTCTGATAGTATTAAAAAGAGACAAGAAAATTGCAACATTTATAATAAAATGTTTGAAAATTATGATGAAATAATTACACCATATATTCAAGATAAAAATGAACATGCTTATGGACAATATACTATTCAATTAAGAACTAAAGATATTAGAGATGCATTAAAAGATTATTTAATGGAAAATAATATTGAGAGTGGTATATTTTATCCTATTTCTATTCATACACAAAAAGCATTTGATAAATTTGGATATCAAGTCGGAGATTTTCCAGTTAGCGAAGATGTCTGTAATAAAGTATTAAGTTTACCTTGTTATCCGGGATTAGATAAAGAGAGTATTGAAAAAATTGGTAAAATAGTTATTACATTTACAAAAAAATAATTATAAAAAATGGTTATAAAATTAAAATAAATAATTAAAATATTTATTTATTTTAATGCTAAATGTAAAATTATTTTTTCCGAATTCTTATGAAAATAATATAAAAAAAATACGTAACATAAAAAATAAAAAAATAGCATCTATAATAATTCTTTATAAAGAATCTGATAATGATAGAAATATAAATTTTTTTTTTACTCTTAATTGGATTAATAAATATTTCAAAAATATTTTTGAAGTTATTGTAATTGAACAAGATATCCAACAAAAATTAAAACTTAATAATAATTATAACTTTGTTAATTATCATTTTTTATATAATAATCAAAAATTTAATAGAGGATGGGGCTTTAATTGCGCAATTAAACATTATTGTAATACTGATATTATAGCTTTAATAGATTCTGATTTATTATTACAACAATCTTTTTTTGATTCAATTATGTTAATTTATAAAAAAAAATATGAAATTATCTCACCATATAATAGTATATATTATACAAGTAAAAATCAAAAAAATTCTATTTTAAGTAATATATATTCAACAAATATAAAAAAAGAAAATCAAAAATTTGTAAAAAATATACCATCTATATCTATTAGTGGAGGAATTCTTATTATTAGAAAATCAACGTATTTAGAATTAGGTGGTTTTGAAGAATATAAAGATTATGGATGCGAAGATAATGCATTTGATATAAATATATTAAAATTAAAAAACAAAAAATTATATATTCATAAAGAACAAACTATACATTTATATCATAATAAAAATATTACTAATAATCAAATACTTGATCATTTTAATAAATATTATATAAATAATTTTATTACTACAGATACATTATTATATATGAATAATCATAGAAGAACATATATTGGTAATATTGACTTATATAAAAATGAAAATAATTATATAAATTCTATACCACCATATGATCTTGAATATATATAAAATTATCCAGATGAATAATATTCTAATATTTTTACTTTTTCATCATCTAATGAAATACTATTATTATTAAAATGTATACATGTACCATAATTTTTCTTATTGCATATATATTGTTTAATATTATTACCTCTTGCAAATCTACCAAATATTACATAATCATGATGAGTTGTTTCATCCATAAATGATAAATTATCTATATATTCTTTCTTAATTAAATATGTACTATGCACCACAGGAACTTCAAAAGTTCCAATCATATCCCTACGTAGTATTTTATTATAATTTTTATGAGATTTACAATACCCATTTGGTGTAACATCGTAAAAGAAATTACTATAGTTATCATTTTCTTCTGGAAATGCAATTAACATAGGCGCTATAATTGGTTTATCTTCTTCAATTAAATCATTTAACGTATCTGGATTAATAAAATTATCACAATCTATAGTGAAATAATAATCACAATTATATTCCTTTGTTTTTTGTAAACTCTTGTTTCTAATAAATGATAAAATTTTTAACCTAATATCAGTCCAATTATGTGGATCAGATGAGGTATCAATTAATGTTTTAACATCGCCTCTTTCTATTTCAATATAAGAATATTTTTCTTGATTATTAATAGCCCAGTTTTCAATTATATTATAAGAATTATCAATGTTATTATTACTAACTATATAAATTGTTATCAATTTTTTATTATAATTTAAATTTTCAATACATTTTAAATATCTTTCCAATACATGATCCTTATTTCTAATAAGTATTGTCAATAAAATCTTTTTATCATTATTATCATTATTTATATTTAAAATATTTTGATCAACTCTTTTAATAGAATTATCTATATTTTTTTTAGTAACATTAACACTTTTATTTATCTTTTCTACCATTTCAGTAAGTTCTTCAACTGTATCTACAAATTGTTTGACTTTATTATTTGGTTCAAAAATATTTGTTTCTTCATTTGTTGTTTCTTCATTTGTTGTTTCTTCATTTGTTGTTTCTTCATTTGTTGTTTCTTCATTTGTTGTTTCTTCATTTGTTGTTTCTTCATTTGTTGTTTCTTGGTATTCATTATCTGAATTGTTATTATTGTTGATAGTATTAACTTTTTCAATATTAATATGTATATTTTTTTGATATGTAGTATTATTATTATAATTAAATTTTTCTTTTTCTTTACCAATTAATAATATTTCTTTATTTTCATAATCAAAAATTTTAATTACATCAAATTCATTAAGTGGGTATACACTTTTTGATAATTTTCTGTATTCTCCATTATTAATATCTGAAATATTATTTCCTATATCATAATCATAATCATAAATAGCTAAAATATATTTAGATTTCTGTTGAATTTTTTTTAATAATTTTATTATATTTTCATTATTTAAATATTGTAATACATCTTTTACAATACATAAATCAATATTTGGTAAATTATTATTACTATTTAATATATCAGCATTTATAAATACACGTTTTTTATTACCATATAAATTTTTATTAAAATCAATAACAGAATTAACACAATCTATACCAATATATGTTATATTATCAAATTCAGTATGTTCAAATTCCCAAATACCACATCCAACATCAATAACTGATTTTATATTATTATTTAAAATATATTTTTTTAATAAATCTCTATATTTTTTAGTTTTTTCTTCACTATTATCAATACCTGATGATAATTTATATTTTTGATTAGGGTATACCCAATAATTATTATTATATAATTTATTAAATACTTCTGTAATTTCAATATTTTCAGATATACTTTCTTTTATCTTTTTTAATTTATCTAACTTCTCTTCAGTTTTATACTTAATTTTATCATCCTTAATTTTATCATCCTTAATTTTATCATCCTTAATTTTATCACCCTTAATTTTATCATTTTTCTGTTCCTGATTATCTACTTTATTTTGATCTTGTTCTTGTTTTTGTTTATTTAACATTACTGAACATTTATCAAAATTTTTAAGTAACCTTGATTCATCGTCTTTAGAATACTGTTTATTATCTAAAATTTTTTTTATTAATATTATTGAGTCATCATAATATTCTCCCCAATATGCAGCTAATGCTAATTCATCAAGTAATTTATAATTGTAAACATCTCTTTCAACACAAAACATATCATTTGTTTTTATTTCCTCATCTTGTAAATATTTAAACATATTATATATCATTTTTGACATATCATTTAATCTACAATATCTAATAATTTTATGTATTGGTTCTAATCTTTCTGGTCTATTGTTATAAGCTAATAGTATATCTCCAATAAAATCTTTAAATTTGTCGCCTCTTCTAATTTTACATAATCCAATTTCATATAAGGAATAAAATATTTTTTCTGATTCATCACCAATTTCAGAATATTTTTTATAATATATAATAGCATTCGTATAATCATATAAATCTCTGTAATTTTGTGCAAGATAAAATATGTATTTAAATTTATTATCACTTGTAGGATTATTTATTATTTCACGTTCTAACAATTTAATATTATCATATAATATCTGTTTATTAGATGATCTATAACCATCTATATTATTTTCACAATAAATCTTATCTATAAATCCTGAATTAATAACATTATTATCAGGTGTATCTATTTCTTCATATAATATTCCATTGTAATGCCAAGAATATTTATTAGATAATAAATGAATACGCGCAGTTTCATTTTTTCTATTTTTATTCCATATAAAATAACAATCATATATCAATTCTGGCATTTCAAAATTTTTATCAAAAATAAATACATCATCTGCATCAATTGTTAGTAAATAATCACATTTATTTTTAGCTAATTTAAGTGCTAATGAACGATTATAACCAAAATTTTTCCACTGATGTTGATGTAATTCTCCATTAATATTTAAATTTTCAAAATATCTTTCTACTATTTCTTGTGTTCCATCAGTTGATCCTGTATCACATATAATCCAGTAATCTATAATATTTTTTACAGAATCTAAACATCTTTTAATAATTTTAGATTCATTTTTAACTATCATTACTAAACATATTGTATTTGTATTTGTATTTGTATTTGTATTTGTATTTGTATTTGTATTTGTATTTAAATCATTCATATTCCTATAAAATATATAAAAAGCTTTTTTTTTATATATTTTTACACATATAATCATATATTTATATATTTATATTTTATATATTATAAAATTTATTTACATTTTGATACTATTTTTATCATTTCATTTGATAATTTAACTAATCCTTGTTTTTTTATATCATAATTATTTAACATTTCTACTAATTTTTTTTTACATTTAACACATGGACATAAATGACAATAATTTACTAAAATATTTGACCCATGATAAAATATTATTGAATTAATACCACCTGAAACATAGTTTTTAACTAATTTTATAAATTTTATCATCTTATTATGATTTATTTTTAAATTTCCATCTGTATTGTAATATATTTTTTCAGCCCTATTTAATGTTATTATCTTTTTACCTAATCTTTTATTAACTATATTATGTAAATTATTTAACCACACAATTATAGATTTGCGATCTATTATATTATCATTTGGACTTGATTTAATAAAAGATCTCTTCAAATGCTCCTTACATGTTAAACATGGAATCATATATGGAATACTTTTAAACATGACTTTATATTTTTCTTGATCTAAATCATTATATGTATATGATAAAATATGAAAATTATACCAAACATAAGGTCCCCAAATTTTAGGATCCATCTAATAATATATTATCAATATATTATTTTTAATTATTTAACGGAGTAATATTTCCATACTCATCTATTGTCTTTACTCTTTTAGCAGGAGAACCAACCATCACAGAATATGGTTCTACATCTTTTGTTACTACTGCTCCTGCACCTATTAAACTATGTTTTCCAATTTTAATACCACATACAATAGTAGCATTTGCACCAATACTAACACCTTCTTCAATATAAGTTTTTATATACTTACCATTCTTTGAGTATTTCGCTCTTGGATTTTTATCATTTGTAAAAACACATGATGGACCAAAAAATACATTATCTTCAGCTGTAACACCCGCATAAATACTAACATTATTTTGAACTCTACAATTATTACCTAATTTTACACCCTTTGCAACAAAAACATTTTGACCAAAACTACAATTTTCACCTATCTCACTCTCCATGATATTGCAAAAATGCCAAATTTTAGTATTTTTACCTATAATAGCTTTACTATCCAGATATGATGATGGATGCAAATAGTACTTACTACTGTTTAAGACCACACTATTACCATTACTTAATAGACTTTTCTGCGCAGATTCTAAAACACTCAAAACTCTCATACCCTCATTACCATCAGTTGGTGGTTCTTGTCTCTCTTGACAACATCTAATAAATTCACCACACTCTATATAAAGCGGACTGTTAGTATTATCATATTTGATTACATTACCATCTTGCTTATTAACAAGTGGTTGTCCTTGATTCCATTGCATATAATTGGGATAATATCTAATTTTATCTTTAATTGTATCATCAAAAGTTATCATACCATTAGTTCCAACAATTGTTAATAGTTGTTCTTTGAATGGATTCAACCAATTGACATTAATTTGCACATAACAATTGTCATATTCGAGAACAGTTGATGTGATATCATGAATATTTTTGGAGATAAATGATTGACCAGTGCATCTCACACTCTTAGGTAATCTGTTACCCATCAATCTAAGAATTACGGAGATATCGTGTGGTGCAAAACTCCACAAAACATTTTCTTCTTTACGAATTTTACCTAAATTAAATCTATTACTAACAATATAACGAATATCACCAATATAGTTTTGTTCTATCATTTGATAAATTTTTTTAATACACGAATGATACTGTAATAAATGTCCAACCATTAAAATCTTACCACTTTCTTTAGCAATTTTAATCAACTCTTCACAATGGTCTAATGAAAGTGCTAATGGTTTTTCAACATAAACATCTTTATCGTGTAAAAGAGCATCTTTACAAAATTTATAATGTAATTCTGCAGGTAATGAAACACAAACAGCAGTTATTTCTGGATTATCTAAAACTGATTTCCAATCATTGGTGATATTTAATTGAGGATATAATTCTTTATTTTCTTTTAAAATTTCTTGATCTAAATCACAAATAGTGTGTAAAGCACCGTGATTATTAAACTCTCTAATTAAGTTTTTCCCCCAATAACCCGCACCAACTAATCCAATAAATTTCATTTTATAATAATATAGTTATATTATATTTTTAAGTATTATATAAATTATTCTTCCATAAATTGATGATTTATATATATTAAATCACAATAGACAGAATAATCAATTAATACAATATTATTAAGATAATCTTTGGAATATTTTAAATAATTTTGATAATATGATGGATTATCTTCAGTTGAAAATCTCTTTTCTAAACACTTTTCAGTACCAAATTTAATACATAATTTTCTTCTTGATACATTAAAATTTTCTTTTAAATTATCTAATCTAAATAATCCAACCAATTCTTTGAAAATAACTTTATCATATTCACTATGTAATTGACTAAATAATTTTGTTAAACAATCATAAAGTTTATATGTATACCCATGTTTAATATATTTTACATCATTAATTTCTAAAATAATAATATAAATTATATTTGTAAAGTCAAATAATTTATGCTCTTTCTTAATTTCAGAAATTATTTTCATGTTATTCCTATACTCATCCTCTATAATTTCATCCTCATTTTCATATTCTGAATCTTCAGAAGAAGATTCATCCGTAAACTCATCGTCAGTTATATCATAATAAATCCCATTTTTATCAATTTTTGGTTGTTCATTATCTATTTTTTGAAAATTATCACTCATACTTAAAAATAAAGTATCCGCTAAATCTTTAATTTGAGTAATATCAAAATTATATGATGGTTGTAAAATATTATCACCTGTTATCTCTTTAAGTTTTTGAGTATCTACTACAAAAGTTGAGCAATTAATTTTACAATACGCTAAATTATCTTCAGAATTAGGACAAATTACAGTATATTGCATTTTAATATATCTTAATTGAATAATAATTTTTAATTAATATTCAATTTTTTTATAAATAAAGTATTCTCTACTCAAACTCTTGTAAAATATTATCGCTTTGCATATATAACAATTTATATAAATCTCTTACTTCTTCTGGTAATATATGTTCGTTTTTCAAATTTTCTACTATCACCTTCAACTGTTTACCTAACCACCAACCATTGTTACATGATATATTGTAAACTTTAGATTTAGATAAATAATCTACATCGTCCTCTGCATAATATATTTTATTATCTTTAAATTCTGTTTGAATAGTGTCTAAATACTGACTTTTAGTGTATGTATCTTCTCTACTATTACCACAATCTGGTTGAATATCCAAGTGTTTAAAAAGGCTTAAAATATCATATTTTCTACCATTGCTATTGTAAATTATCATAAAATTGTTTTTTCTTAATAGAAGTAACATTTTTTTAATCAATTCAACTTCTTCCATTTTTTGATAGTCTTTAGAATATAAATTCCAACCTTTGTAAAACATACATTGTTTATCATATCCACCTCTATGAGGAGTTAACGTACCATCTACATCTAATATTATGATAGATGTAGATATAGATATATTTAAACTTTTTCTATCTATATAATTCATTATATAATATAATATATATATTATGCTTTATATATATTCAATTTTTTATATATTCAAAAGTTTAATTTTTATACCAATCCTTAAAATCTATTTTTTTACCACCTTTATAATTATATGCAAAACCTTCTTCTAAAAGTATACTATTATAAGATCTTTCCATTTTTTTATCAGAGTATAAATTAGCCAATAAACGACCATATTTATCAAATCCTAAACACTCTATATAAACTAATTTATCATCTATTAAATTAATTAACTTATTTTTTGCTAATTTTGCTACATGTACTTCATCAGCGTTTTTAGATCTTAATTCCGCTGTATCTATATCTGCTAATCTAACACGAAATTTATATGGTTTTTTATGATAATAAAAAACAAATGTCGCTGTATCACCATCATATACCTTTACACATTTTGCCGATGTTTTATAGCCATTTAAGCTAAAAAAAGGTACATCTTTATATTCAACTTTCTGGAGAAAAGCTTTTCTTTTACGTTTAGTTAAAAAATTTCTTGGCATTTAAATAATATTGTATACATATCTTTTAAGTATTATAAAAAAGTTTTGATTTTTTACTGCAAAGATATTGCAATTTCGCGATCAGTTTCTTCACGATGTAGTTCCAAATCTTGGATTAATCGGGGAATCAACTCAGCTCTTTGACCAAGTGGCATTTGTGTAAGAAATTCTCTCATCTCCTGAACAAATTTATCTTGATCAATGGTTGGTTCAATAGATCCATCTGCAGAATCATCAATTCTGATGTTTGCAATTCCATTTACAGATTGACTAATTTGATCTCTTTCAAAGCATTCGTGACAAGAATCTTTTCTATATTCATACATCGTCACATCACCAATTCTACTTTGACAAGAGTAACAAATAGGGAAAAAACATTCGCAAGCAGTGCATTCTCCTCTCTCATTAAGAGAATTCAATTCATTTTGGTGCCAGCATGAAGGACATTTGTCATTCGGTGCAGAATGGCTATTATCTTGACAGCAGTTAAGTATTGAGTTTTGTTTGCCATCCTCTACACACATAATGCATAAGGGAAATTCTTGATCCGTTGTAGAATTACTATTATACCTGGTGCGAGGAGGTGTTAATAATTGTTGTCCATTAGTTAAAGACATGATAAATTGAGAATATTTATATTATAAAAATATTTTCATTTTTTTTTAATTTTAATGACTTTGTATAAATAACCTTCTTAATTAAAATTACTAATATAAAATATAAAGGTGATTATCACCGTTGCACAAATTTATACAAAACGTTTGATTAAAAAAATATAAATATTACAAGATATATATGTTTGGTCAAACTAAAAATATTAATGTTATAAAAACAATAAATTATTTAAAAATAATTAATAAAAATGATACAGATAAGTCAGGGATTAAATTTGATATTAATTTAAAAAAACAGACGAGTTATATATTTGTTTTAAATGGTTATAAAAACTGCAAGAGTAACATTGAAATATTGATTGTAGATTCTAATTATAAAAATTTAACAATTAATACTAACAAATTGACAAATAAAAGTAAAGATCATATTATAAAATTTAATACAATGGATAATGAAAATGTTATTATTGGGTTTATGTTTATTAATTCTAAAAAAGGAGACTCATTTACTATTAATAATATTAAATTAATGGATATATATCATAATATAGTCTTTGAGAAGATATATAATAATTCAAATAATCCAAATAATCTAAATAATCTAAATAATCTAAATAATCTAAATAATAGAGAGAATATTGTTTTAATTATTGCTGATATTTCTTATATGAAAAAAAATTTAGCTGAATCCAGATATAAGTATTTAAATTATTTAGCTGATAATAATGATAATGTAATTATTGTTGGAACTGGTATGAATTTTTTCAAACCAGGTATAAATATTCACAAATTAGTAAATATATTAGGTATTAAACCAAATCTTATCATTCATGGTAATAATTTTTTAAAATCTAATCTACTTGTTTCTGGATTAAATACATATCCATGCAAAAAAATACTTATTATCGAAGATATGCATGCTACAGATTTAATCAATAAAGTTACAAGATCAAATAGTATTAATTATATTTTTTATCATTGTGATTGCAATCAACTTGATCAATTAAAATTATTAAATAGACATGTTAGATTTATAAATTATCCGCATTATGTTGATACAAATATTTATAAAAATTATGGTGAAAATAAAGTTTACGATATAATTTTATATGGATGTATCAATAAATCCGTTTATCCATTCAGATATAGATTATTTAATTTAATTAGATCTTGTAAAAAATTTCGCATTTGTTATATACCATTTCCTGGATATAATGTTCCAAACCGAAAAGCAATTACAAGTGGTGAAAAATTAGCTAAATTAATAAATAAATCTTATATTGGAATATCAACTTGTTCAAATTTTGACTACTTTTTGAAAAAATATATAGAAATACCTGCATCATATTGTATGGTTGCAGGTAATATTCCTACCAGATATAGAAATATTCTATCAGATAAAATTATAGAATTAAGACCTACTATGAGTGATACTGAAATTATTACAAGATTGCAAAGTGCATTAAGTGATAAAGATAAATTATTAGAAAAGATAGCTTATTCATATGAATTTTTCACTAATAATTTTAGTTATGAAAAAGGTAATGAAACTTTCAATCAAATTGTGGATGCAATTGACAAAATTAATACCTTACAAATCACCTCTTAAAGAATGCTTATTAATAATTTTAATATCCATATCATCTAATCTACTTGGTGTTCCAGATCGCTTAATCTTTGGAATACCCTTCATAATATCTATAGAATCAACCGTGAAAGTGTTGGGTTTAGGTAAATAGGTCTTTTGTAAAATTGTTTTACCATCTTTGTCTTCCTTTAAAACTTCCTTGACATCACTTGCTTCTATTCTTAATAAACTAACATGTGGGTAGAAATCGGATGTATCACCTGTTATTTCATCTACATATGATCTTAAATATGGAACTATTACTTTAGATAAATTATCACACTCATACAAAACAGATACACTTTTTTTAGTTGTTTTTAAACCGGTAATACCATAATTGGTATAAGTACAAGTTTGTGGTCCAAATTTATCGGTAATAGCTTCTAAAACATTGCTTAATTTATTTTGCAATTCAAGAAAAGTTGGTTCATCCATATATCCGAGATATGCAAATTTTGTATTAAAGTTAAAAACTTTACCAACGGATGGTACGCCACCTCTGGCAATAAATGATTGTGCGCTATTTAATTTTTTTGAGTCTTCTGGATTTAAATTTTTTCCTATAAAGTAGTGATTCATATATAATATAGATATATAATATTTAAGCTTTTTTATGAAAAAAGCTTTACCAAAAAAAACTTTTTAGGAAAAAGTTTGACCAAAAAAAACTTTTTACACCTTTGAACATTTAAAACGCCGGTGTAATAAAATGAATATTTATAAAATGTAAATTACATCCTTGCCAACCTGCTCTTTTAGCATTCTTACTTAGTGGTTTTCTTGGAATAACATTATCACAAGTAATATCGTCGGATTTTATATGAATTATATCTAATATATTATAATTAACCTTTTTGTATAAAATTATTATATAATCTATTTGATCTTCAATGCTTTTTAATGTAGTGTTATATTCTGCTCCAATGGTTTTAACTTCACCATATTTTTTTATATTATTATATAACTTTTCGGTAGTATTTTTACACTTAATTTGATATTTTTTTCCACAATTTTTACATATTTGATCTTTGGATTTTGCATTTATATTACACTCTAACCAATTCATTTCATTACATTTTATACATTGAATTTTTTCACAAGAATATATTTCAGCTGCTCTACCTATAATTCTTGAATTACTTTTCCATAAAGGGTTTTGTTGTTTTACTTTATCGATTTGTGGCTGCAACGACATTATAATTGGTGTAATGAATAATTATACCAATTATAATAAATCAATTTTTTATAATATCGGCGTTTTAAATGTTCAAAGGTGTAAGAAAAAGTTTGACCAAAAATAAACTTTTACCAAAAAAAACTTTTTAGGAAAAAGTTTGACCAAAAATAAACTTTTAAGCTTTTAAGATTTCTTATGAAAAAAGATTGCTTAATCGAAGTTAATAGTAAAATCGTAATCATCTAAACTGATATTTGTATTTTTTAAATTATAAACGAGATATTTTTTGCGATTGGAATATTTTTCTCTTGATTCTACTTTATAATTAATAACTCTTAAAAATTGTCGTAGTACTGTTATACTTTTTTTTTCTGTTAAATCTTCCATATATTTTTTAAATTTACAATTTAAGTAATATACTGCAATTTCTAATTTTAAATCATTCAATTTATCAATAACTTTACGATTTTCTAAATCTTTAATAGTAAATTTATAATTTATATCAAAATCTTTAATACCATATAATTGTGCTATTTTATCTATAAACTCTTTATTAGGTAATACTTTAAATAATTGAAAATGGACATTTCCCATTAATATATAATATCAATAGAAAATTTTTATATTTATATTGATTTCATAGCCATTAAAGATCCTCTTTTTGCTAATTTATCAGCCATTTGATTTCCATACCAATTTTTATATTCTATGGATTTTTTATTTTTTGAAATTTCAGATTTATCTCTATGAGATTTTATAAATTTGAAATCTATAATAAGAAAATCCTTATATAAATTTATTAAATGATCTAAACAAAATAAAAGATCTTTATTTAGAACATCTTTTCCATTTGCTGTTTTCCATTTATTTTTTTTCCATTTAATTATCCAGATAGTTATAGATTTAATCACATATTGAGAATCA